CTTACTACAACAATTGCACAAGAAACAAAACACTGGTTATTAAGTCAAAAAGAAGGTGTTGGAAGAACCATCGACATGATGGTTGTCAAGGCTAAATTAAAGAAATGATTTGACTTGGTTTTTTTCTGCTTGTGCCTTTTAAGGCATGGCAGGAGTTGAACCAAAAAAAGCCTTATTAAGGCGAGGGGAGGTTATGGAGTGGTTGGGTTTAGCCGATCACGAAATGACTGCATGGGTCAAAGAAGGGGTAATTATCCCTAGGTATCTACGCAAAGGTGCAAGGGCATTCTTTGTCCGAAAAGATATCGAAACTTTATTAGAGACAGGAGGTTTGTGTGAACCAGTACGACTCTGACAAAAATAAAGTTTCTAATGAGCCAGACATTGATGACTTGCAGTCTGAGCTTGCTGATATTCTAGAAGATGCAGGTAGAAATTTACGCAGGAGAGATGACTACGAGGATGTAAGATATTGCCGTTGGGAGGGACAGTCTGATGACGGTAGAAAGCATGAAGAACATTTAGGTCACCGTCCTACACCTTGGGAGAATGCATCTGATATACAAATCAGATTGGCAGATCGTTTAGTGAATGAGCATATTCATATGGTCACTGAATCCTTTTTTAGGTCTAATATGAATATCACTGGAGTGGAAATAGGTGACACTAAAAAAGCATCTTACTGGAGAGATTGCCTATCTTACTTTTTGGAGCAAAGAATGCTACCAGAACTCCGAAGAGAAGTAGAATTACTAGCACAGGAAATGTTTTCCGGTTCTCCGGCAATTGGCATTCTGGGTGTCTACTGGCAACAGGAAGTTATTATGAGAATGAAAAAATTCTCAATGCAGGATGTTATGATGATGGTTCAGCAACGAGGTGGATCAGAGGAAGATGTTCAACAAATAATTACTGTGCTAAGAGACCCAGATATGGAAACTGAGGCACTAGCAATATTATCTCAAGTTTTTGTTGGAGTAAAAGAAAAGGTACTAAAAAAAGGTCTTAAAGAATTTCGTGAAACTGGACAGACATCATTACCTGCTCCAACGCAACATGAGAACCGTCCAAGATTTGTAGCACATAAGTTATACGATGATATTTTTGTTGATGCAAATTGCACCGATTTAGACCGTGCTCGTGTAATAATGAGAAGAGAGTGGCTTAGTGAATCTGAGCTTCGAGAAAAAATTGTTACTGAAGGATTTGATGAAGATTTCGTTGAAGAGGTTTTAGAAAAAGCCGAAGGTCTTTCTGGAGTTGCTGAATATGATTATCGGTCACCAATACAGATTGGTGTCAATGTAGTAGGTAAAGGAACAGAGGGAGATTTTAATGACCTCTACGAAATTTTTTATGCATACCAGAGACAATATGATGAAGACACGAATGTTCCGGCAATTTGGTGCACTGCATTTTCTAGTCATGTACAAGGTAATTACGGTAAGCACGAAATGTTGCAGTATGGTCACAACCAAATGCCGTTTGTTTTATTTTCTCGTGAACGATTATCACGATCCATTTTTGACTCCAGAGGAATTCCAGAATTAGTTGCCACGAACCAGTATGAAGCGAAGGTACAACGAGATTTAAGGAACGATGCAAGTCAAATTAGTGTCATACCACCACTCTTAGTTAATGCTCGTAGGGGTGGATTAAATTTACTTGTCGCACCTGCTTCACAAATGACAATTACTCGTCCAGATGACATCCAGTGGTTGAATCCACCAGTACCATCACAGGGGAGCATTGAAGCAGAACAGGCAACAATCATGGATGCGGAAAGGTACTTTGGCAACCCAGAGAAACCAGAGGCGAAACAACTTTATCAACAGTGCATGGTTAACCGTTGGTTGGACTCATGGAGAGAGGCTTTATCGCAAGCGTTAAGTCTTTGCCAACAGTATCTACCTCCGGAGTTTGTTGCACGGTTAACTGGTGGTTCGGTGGAGGAAATTGCGGTTCAGCAGGATGATATTGCAGGACGGTATGACCTTTCTTTGAGGTTCTCAGTTGATGTGCTCAATCAAGAATTTATGGAGAAGAAATTAGATGCGGTAACTAAGCTAACCCAGTTCGATGTTACTGGTGCATTAGACCGTACAAAACTCCTTGAAATTATTGCAGAATCAATTGATCCGATGCTTGCAAAACAAGTGGTCATGGACAAGCAAAGTGCTTCGCAAAAAGAGATCGAGGATGAGCAATTAAGTTGGGTGAGGATAATGAATGAAATCGAACCTCCACCAAAAGAAGGTGTGAACTTTGAACTTCGCTCACAAGTAGCTCAACAAATAATTCAATCATCTCAAGAACTCCAAGAAAAGATGGCACAGAAACCATTAGTAAAACAGTTGGCAGATAATCGAATGAAATATTTACAATTTGGAATTTCCCAACAGGAAAATGCACAAATTGGAAGAGTTGGAGTAAAACCAGTAATGGGAGGGTAGAGATGCCTAGAACTAAAAAAAAGAAAAAGGGTGCTGACGGAAAAGCGTGTTGGAAGGGTTATCGGTTTTCTGGAACAAAAAACGGAAAAGATAAATGCGTTAAAGTTAAAAAACGATAAAAATGATTAACCTGTTTAAACGGAGAGCAACATTAGTGAAATATCCAGAACCTATGAATGGTGAAGATATTAGTAGAATATTTTCTGAGTACGGTAATGACTCAAAAATTTGGCAAGCAATTGACACATTAATTGACTCACATCTTTTGTCTGCGGTTAATGATGTTTCTGATCCTAAGTTGGACTCTCATGGTCGTTCTCATGCTAGTGGAAGAGTAGATGCAATTAGTACCTTAAAATCCAAAATAGAGGAATACCGCCAATGGAAGAATGGGAAGACGAATTACAAGAACGCTTAAATGAAATTGTTCAAGAGCAGATAGAAAAAGGATTCACGGTTCGACAATGTTGTGGAGTCTTAGACACATTAAAATTTGAACTTATTTACAATCTTGGTGAAGTCGAGTTTACACCAGAAAAAAAATGAAATCATTTATATATTGCTCAGATTTGCACGGTGATAAGCAGGACTATGAAGCTACATCTGAGCTATTAAAATTTACTGAAGAATTTAAGCCGGATGTAAGAGTTTTTGGAGGAGACCTTTTTGATTTTTCTCCACTAATGAGAAATGCTGATCCTGCTGAAAGAAATGCATCAATGGAAGCAGATGTGGAGGCAGGTATGGAATTTTTAAAAAACTGGAAACCACATTATTTCTTGCTAGGAAACCACGATGATCGGTTGTGGCAAACTGCACAAAAACATTCCATAGGTTTAATTAGGGATACCGCCAAAATGGGTATAAGGGATATAGAAAATATATGTCGAGCCATGAAGTGTAAAATATTTCCTTATGATGTCGATAAAGGTATTTTAAGTTTAGGAAAAATAAATTTCGTGCACGGTTTTTATCACGGTGTGACTGCAACTAAAAGACATGCTGAAACATTTGGAAAACAAGGTGGTGCAGTTGTTCATGGACACATTCACTCATTCCAGTTTGCATCAATTCCTAAGATGGGTGGATGCACCGGAATTTCCGCAGGATGTTTGGCAACTACGGCAATGGACTGGAATCGAGCAAAGGTTAATAGATTAGCCCATGAGGCAGGTTGGGTTTACGGATTTTATTCTAATAAAAGTTGGGCAATATATCCAGTTCGCAGATTTGACGGAAAATTCTTATGGCAATAAATTGGGCAAAAAATATTGATCGTTTAAACAGTAAGGAGGGAAATCCTCCAGAGGGTAAAGACTGGTTCACGGCAAAAGAGTTTCAAGAAAATTCTAGTTACGGTCGTGGAAAATCTTACGAGCAACTTAAAAAAGCAATTGCTGATAATATTGTTGAAGTACACCGAGGGAGTAGTTGGGACTCAAACTTAAATCAGTGCACTCGAAAAGTCTGGTATAGGTTCATAAACCGCAAGTAACCGCAACTCAAACGGATCATTTGCGAGTCATTATATTTGACTCGATTGATGAGTAATCGTCCATGCCGAAATGCATGAGTAACTATCAATCGTCTAGATATAAAATGACAGAATCTAATGAGGTCGCACCTCTAAAAGCAGAAGAACAAGAAAGTCCAAATCTAGTAAGTTTCGGAGATATTGCCGAGGCAAGCGGAGTGGCATCGTTATTTGAAAGTGCATCTGAAGATGAACCAGAGGAGTCCGCTGAGTATTCGGAGGAATCCAATGATGAGTCAACAGAGGAAATGGGGGAAGAAACTGAAGAAGAGCAGATTGTTGAAGGTGAAGAACCGGAAGCAAAAAGTGATTCGGATGGAGTCAAAAAACGCATTGGTAAATTAATTGAAGCACGAAATAAAGCGGAAGAAGAAACTGCTGAACTTCGTTCTAGAATTGAGGAACTAGAAAATGCTGAACCTGCTAGGCAAAAAGCCGAGGAGAAAGGCATGGATCGTTTTGAGGACTTAACCACAATTAAGGAGGTCAAGCAAAGGGAAGAGGATGCAGAACATCTTCGTGACTGGTTGCTAGAAAATCCGGACGGTGGTGAATATAAAGACCTTTCTGGTGAAGAACATGAAGTTGAGTATGAGCAAGCAAGAAAATTGATGGCACAGACTGACCGTGATCTTCGCAAAAATATTCCTAAAGTAATTCAGCAAATCCAACAAAAGGAGAACAATGTAAAAGTTGCTCACCAGACTTTTGATTGGATGAAAGATGAGTCCTCAATCGAGATGGTTGAGTTTAATAAAGTCTTACAACTGAATCCACACTTAGCGAGTTATTACAAGAAAGACCCATATGCAGTTTTAACACTGGGTTACGCAATGGAAGGTATAAAAGTTATAAATTCCAAGAAAGCTAAAAGTCCAGTTACTAAAACCGCACCCTCTATGCCATCAGTCCCAAATAGGGCGAAACCATCAGTCGTAAAAGGAAGAGGCAAAACTAAAAAGTCCCTTTTAGCTAACGCAGGTTCTGGCGATATCGAAGATGCAAGTAGTTACATTGAATCAATACTTTAAAATCTTAGGAGGAAAATATTATGGCAGGAATAGTGGAAAGATCACAGTCCCTTAAAAGGGAATCATTAAGCGACTTGTTAACCGTGGTAGACAGAAAATCTACACCGTTTATGAGTGCAGTAAAAAAGGGTTCAGCACCTAAAAACAGTTTTGTTGAGTGGGGCTTAGATAAGCACAAAGACAACCTTGTTCGCACTGCAACTTATGCATCTGGAATTTCAAATAATTTACCACAGGACGGTGATGATATCACTTCTGCGGATTTTGAAAATTACGATGATCGTGTTAAATGTTCTGTCTATTTACAGTACACAAGACGAGTGCCCAAAGTATCTCGCTTGGCAAATATGGTTTCTGATGTTGCAGGAGTTGGGTACAAAAAGGAAATGGCAAATAGTATTGCTAAAGCACTTGTTGCGACAAAACGAGATATTGAAAGTACTCTTTGTTCTTCGCAAGAAACTGCACAGGAAACTTCTTCCACACCATACCAGACTCGTGGGTTAGGTAAATGGGTTAGTTCATCCGCTCAGTCTACACTTCCAGTGCCATCTGATTTCCTTACACCATCTGGGTCAATCAAAACTTCAACCACTGCAAATGCTAAGGAAGAGGATTTGCGTGATATTCTTCAGAGTATCTATGAGCAAACTGGTGAATCTGATAAGACTTTTTACGGTCTTTGCGGAACGCAAGTTAAGAAGACAATCAGCAACTTCACATTGTTCACTCCAAGAACCAACAACCTTGTTGTTTCTAATCGTGACACTGATGAAGGTCGATTATCTGCTTCTGTTGATATCATTGAGAGTGACTTCGGAACAATTACTTTGAATCTTAGTTCTTTCTTAGAACAAGATGCAAGGACAGGTGGTGCTTACGATGCGAGCGTTGGACAGAACACATTGTTCATATTGAATATGCCACAGTTGGAAGCTTGCTTTGCAGAAGAAACTTCTGTTCGTGAGTTACCAGACCTTGGTGGAGGTGCTCGTTCAATCATTGAATCGGTATTCAGTTTGAAGTCGTACTCTGGTGGTCTTGACCACGGTAAGTACACTCTCTCCTAATTTAGTTGGGGTAGTAGTTGTCCATGATTGGCACGGATCAAGAAATTAATATTGGTGGTGAGAACCTCACCAAAGATGTCTTCGGAGCATTAGCCGATATTTACCGTGCCGATCTGGATAACGCTGAGATCGAGCAAAAGAAACTTATGGAGGCAGAAAAGAGAGTCTCTGGAGGTGAACGAAAAAACCTATCATTCGGAAGATTGAGAATGAGAGTCTGCCCAGATGTTTATCATTTCTGGGCAAACAAACTAGGTGATTCCTGTTGGAAGGATAAAGCCTTTTTGGACTGGATTGAAAAGAGGTTTGGTGACCTCGTTAAAATAAAAAGTGTGTCTAGTAATATCGTTGTTTAAACGATGAGGTCTACAACTTACAGTGCGTTGGAAAGAGGTGTAGCTTCCACCGCAGGGATTGACCCTACTAATGTTTTAGCACACGAGAAAGTAATGATTGCCGAGTACATCAATGATGCTATTCGGTTTTGTTGGGATTATTACCCTTGGGCAGAATTTACTGTAACTGAGGAAAGATATTTTAGAGATGAGTTTGATGTCAATGTTACTTATGCAGAAGGTGCTGAAGTCTACCATGAGGGTAAATACTGGAAACTTTGGAACGCTATGTTTCAAGGAATGGGACTTGGTACACCACCTCAATCTGGGGTAGAATGGCATGAGGTAGGTGATTATATTAGCACCGTTGAATGGTCTGAAAAAGGAACATATAAATTAGGTGCAGTCGTTAAGTATGAAGATAAAACCTATCTGTGCATTGAGCAATTAGCAGGAACTACTCCATCCGGAGTTGATTTGGTAAACTATGAGTGGGACGGAATAACCCCATTGTTTACAACTTATTTTAAAGAACTGGACACAACTTTTGAAAGATATATCCCTTACGAACAAACTGGTAAAAATACAATAGGAACTATTTTATCAGTGCACACTGGTGATCCAAGGTACAATAATGTACAACCATTGAACTGGAGAGAAGGTGCAGAAGGAATTTACATATCTACCTTGAATGAAGATCAAAATTCACTGTGGATAAGATACCGAAAGGAAGCACCTACTTTTACCTCGACTTCTACTACTGAGGAAGTGCCAAACTTTTTAGTACCTGCAATTAAAGCATATGCTTACAGAGGGTGGTTAATTGGGGCAGGTCAACATGAGAAATCTCAGTTGCAGGACATCCACGGTTTAGACCTTTTGGTTCGTGAGGTTGACAAATTAAATAATCAACAAGACCGTGCTATGCCTTATGCGATTCCAAGCGAACCGTATCGCAGGATTAATGCTCGTGGTAATTCAATAACCGATATTACTGATGAACAAATTGGAGGGGTAAAAGAAGGACTTAGTGACCTTACTTTTAAATTAACTAGTAGCGATATCTCTGGTCGCAATGTTGTAAAACAAAGTAGTTCTGATATCGCTTTTAAAGTTAATACTAGTAACTTAATTGCAGAAAATAAAGTAGTCCAAGAAACCGTAAAGATTGTTAACTTTATTTTATACAGTACGATTATTGGTGGGGGCAGAGTTACAAAAGATGCAACGGTAGTAATAAACTTTAAGTTCACTACAGGTAAAGCACATCAGTCGATTAACACTGGTGAAATAAGAGCATATGCGATGGCACAACCTACCATCAGTATATCTTTTAATATAAATGTTTCTTCAGTAGTCGAGAGAAGTGCCAATGCAAGTTTGGACTTTGGATTAAATGTTCAACCTATAGTTAATGGAACTAATTCTAATATAAGTGCTAGTGCTAATTTAAACTTCGGATTAAATATTTCATTTATTTCAAACGGTTACAGTTCCGCTTTGAACTGGAATAATGCAAATCAACTTTGGAATGACAGTTTTAAAGAAATAGGTGGTTCAAACAGTTCCGCTTTTACTAGTAAAGTATTTGATGCAGACACATTTTCCACACAATATGGAGACCCAAATATGTGGTCTCAGAACTGGTACGGTGAATATATGTCATCGGACGGAGACATGATTTATGTGACCCAAACTGAGTTTAATTATCAACCATCTGGATCAAGCCAAATGATACTAATTAATACTCATACCGCACCGTACAACGATGGATCATTTAGTGGTAATGGTTTCACATTAGATAACTCAATCCAAGACGGTAATTTCTATTTTACGCAACTAACAATTTCATACACAGGATAAAAATTATTATGGCAGACTTAACTAATAAAACTATTGCAAATACATACAAAGACCTTTTGCAGGTATCGAATAATAATACTGGTGTTGATAGCACTCTTCGAGCAGTTAGTGATGGAGAAGGTACATCATCTGCCCTTGAGTTAAGTAGTAGTAAAGTAAAGATCACAGGTGACCTAGAGGTTACTGGTAATACAACTGGTATAAACTTAACTTGGCACGGTGCTTGGAGTAATTCACTTATATATTCTGAAAACGATTTAGTTGAATATAATGGGAATGTTTATATCGCAACAGACACCACTGTAGCTAATTACGATCCGGTTAGCTATACATCGTGTTGGGATTTATTTGCATCCGCAGGAAGTCAAGGAATACAAGGTATCCAAGGCATACAAGGCATCCAAGGTATCCAAGGTAATACTGGGAATGACGGAAGTGCAGGAGTAAAAGGTGATGACGGTAGTCCACCATCACACCAGTGGAATGGTACTGAATTAAGATTTGAAAATCCAGATGGGTCATATGGTGCTTACACTGATCTTCAAGGCATCCAAGGCATCCAAGGTATCCAAGGAGTAAAAGGTGATGACGGTGCAGACGGTGCAGACGGTGTATCAAATATTCCCGGCACGGCAGGTGTAACTATGACCATATCTAATGGCACATTAACCTTTACGACAATATAATGCCTAGTGTCCAAGCAACGGTTGGGAATCAGAATAATGTTAATCCTGTTATTAATGCAAATTTAGGAACAAGGGTAGTTATTGCAGACGGACAGTATATAAGTAAAATAAATTTTAATATTACTGCAAATAACAGTATGGGTGTAGGTTGGACACACTCCCACGCTTCACGCAATGATGTTTCAGTTGGTGGTGCTTACACAGGAACTAGAACAATTTATGACTATACATGGACACCCTATCCTTATGGAGGGGGACAGACTTTAAACTCTAGCAACTATGAACCATCATTGCATTCATATGGCAATGGCTCTGATCAATTTGATAACACTTATAGTGGTTATGGGACATATAAGAACACTACTCAAGCCAATCCTGCGAATGCACCGAGAAACAGAAATCCAATGAATACTGGAGATATGTTTTGGAAGTTAGCTCATGGAGCAGAAAATGCTAATGCGGTGGAAGTGCCAATAATGCCACACGGAACACTTCCACTTCCAACTTTTAGACTTGCTACATCAGAAAGTACTCTTGTTGAACATCCATTAAACACTGATATATCCTATCAGAAATGGGAGTGGAGCACTTCTAGTTATAATCCATATGCCTATTTTCCCTTATATATAAATCCTGCACCAAAAATTGCAGACACGGTATTACATATTGAAAGTAATACTACTCCACACCAATACTACACACCAGTTGGTGGGGATTTGTGGCTTAATTTACAGCAACCGAGTGTATATTCTAAAACAACTCTTTTCCCATATGATAATGTAGCTAATGAGTTGGGTCATACTACTAATCTTAATTACGCAGGAACTACCTATGTGAAAGTGTTGTTGGAACAAAATCAATGGGGAAATTTTTCAAGCGGACAACCATTATCTAATATTTCTTTAGATTGGGAAGCAACCGGAACTAGAGCACAATACATGTCGCAGACATCTGGAACTATTACCAATTGGAGAGTAGTTACTGGACAACCAAACCTTATAGTAGGGTATTCACCACCGATTACCGTCACTGCTAGTGGGCTTAGTGGTTCTGATCCCACTAGCATATTACTTAAGGACATAAACTCATACGAAATAAATCCCCAAATTATTAACCATTACGCATAAAACTTTTTTAACATACAACAAATAAAATTATGGCACAAGCAAGTGATTATATGGAAAATGCAGTCCTTACTGGATTGTTAGGAGGAACATCGATAACGCTCAGTAGTGGCAAGCCTTACATTGCACTACTAACTTCAGCACCTACCGATTCTAGTAGTGGAACTGAATGCACAGGAGGAGGGTACGCAAGAGTACAAGTAGGTGACACGAATCAAGGTGATTTTACAATCGACTCTACTGGTCAAGCGACAAACGCAGGTGAGTTTAGATTTGATGATGCAACAGGTAACTGGGGTGACATCACACACATAGCACTCATGGATGCATCTACCGCAGGTAATGTATTACTTTACGGTGCTCTTACTACTTCTGTAGCGATTAACACTGGAGACATTTTTAAGATTCCTGCAAGTGGATTCACAATCCAAATGGATTAATGTGGAAACTCTTGTTATTAATTTTATTGTTGTGTGGTGGTTGTAAGTCTATGAGTTTCAAGCCTCTCCTACCTGCCACTCTTGGTGTGGTAGGAGGAGGCATTGGAGCACTAGGAGGCAACCCAGTTACGGCAGGTCTGGGAGCAGGTTTGGGAGCAGGGGCAGGTACTTTGTTAGTGCAAGGTTCAGACAAAGTAGAATCCGAGGTTCGTGTTTTAGAGGCACTAACAACTGGAGATGTAAACAAGGTAGTTGAAGCTAAATTAGATGAAGCTAAAAACAATGGATTCTTTGATGGAGTGTTAACTGAAGTTTACGGAGTAATAAAATTATGCGTAATCGGACTTGGTCTCTGGATTCTAGTTCCCATGATTTACACACACTGGCATTCCAAAAAACAAAAAGAAAAATGGAAGAAGGAAGTATAATATTTTCAGCTTTACAAGTTGTAAGTGGAGTGTTGTTTGCAGTCGGTGGATTTGTAATTAAGGGATTATTTAACCGTATGGACACTTACGGAAAGCGAATAAATAGACTGGAAGTTGACATGGCACGGAACACAAGTGAAAACGAGACACTGTTTAAACGCTTAGATGGCATCGAAGATAAGTTGGATAAGTTGCTAGACTGGAGAAGAAATAATAACTAATGCCAACTTTTCGTACAACTGGGCAACTAGACGATCCTTATATTGAGGATGGTGATCCTGCGTTTACTGGTCTAGACCAGAGAACTGAACCATTGTTACTTGAAGCAGGTATGGTGCAGTTAGCGGAGAATGTGCGGTTTGACAAAGGTGTAATATCTTTAAGAAAAGGATTAACCTCAGTTGATGAAAAAGCAGGTGGTATTGGATTTATGAAATTTTCCGATCCCAATTCTGGAGTTGAAGATTTACTTGTTATTTATCCAGACAAAGTTGAGGGTGTCACAACTCAACAGTCCCTACAGATTAATAATCCATTTGACTCGACTGACCAAATTTATGGGGTTCAAGCATTTGAGCAAATATTATTATTTGCAAGTGGTAAGACTCCAAAAGCATGGACTCCCACAAGTGGAAATATTATTTATGACTTATCAAGAACTCCGGCAAATTCTGCAATTAATTTTGTTTGCCCTACAGTTCCATTTGGTCAGTACCTATCCAACAGACTAGTCGTTCCATATTATGATGACTCACCTAGCACGGTTGCTTTTTCTGATTTACTTGAACCTAACCAATTTACGCTCACTAATACTTTTTTCTGTAACAAAGGTACTAGTGACATCACACTTGCCATCTGTGGTTTTACATCAAACCAAGCAATTGTATTTAATCGAAACTCGATTCATATAATTTCCAACACTCATTCACTTGGTGCTAATTCTACTAACTTTGAAATAACAAGACAGTACGGAATTGCCGGACACAAGGCTTTTGCCCAAAACGGTTCTTATATTTATTTTATTTCAAACGAGGGGAACATCCAAGTAATTGTTCCTAGTAGTGATCCATCAAAAGGCATGGGCATTGCTCTTAGCCAAGTAACACTTGACCAAGAACCTTTATCTAGAGAAATACAAGACACTATCGATCAGATCGATTTAAGGTCACTAAATAAATCGGTTGTTCATTATCATCGAAATAAAGTTTATTTTACATTTGGTATTGATTCTGAGAACTGTAACACAATTGCAATCTATGATTCACTTTTAAGTAAATGGGTATCAATCGATACTTTTGATTATGATATAGATATTCGTGATTTTGGTTCATTAGACAAAGACCTTTATTTACTAACGGACACGGATACTTTTAAATATGAAGACGGACTGAGTGACAAAAATGCAGAGATTCGTGGTAGATTTATTACACGAGATTACATTTTAAATTCACGAGAAATTAAAAAATTCGTAAGAGGTAGTTGTAGTTATGAAATTAGTGATGGAGTTAATTTAAAAATTTCAACTAACACAAAAAATCCAGACTCAACTGTTGTATCTAAAGATGTATCTTTTGATGAAGATGAAACTACACTTTCAAGATTTAATGTATCACAAAGAGGACACACTGCGAATGTGGAACTGGAGTTTGGTTTCGATCAGTTTGATAATGTATTTAACAATGATCTAAGATTTGCTAAATTTAAAAGCGTATCCTTGGAGGCTTATGCTAGTTCAAGAACCACAGGAGATTTTACCTAATGGCAATTGAAGCTACAGTTATACCTCAAGGTGTTCCCCAAGTTGGAACAGAGGTCACTGCTGATACATTTCAGCAAATAGCTACACCAAGAGTTTTTGTTCCAACCGATCAAATAAAAATTGATAGTGGTGAGACTCTGCAAATTGACGGTACACTAGTTGTTAATGGAACTCTAATTGGGAGTGGTCTACCACAACCAAGCGGAGTGGCAACTGGACTCGCAAACATGAATGATGTTCAACTATCATCATTGCAGTCTGGTCAAGTTTTAAAATGGGATGGTGCACGGTGGACTAACCTTGCTGATGAAGAAGGAACACAAACCGTAGGTTTAGAAGGTTTAAACAATGTGCAGATTGGCACACCAACAATTGGTCAGTCCATTAGGTTTGATGGAACAAACTGGATTAATGCAGTTGACCAAGCAGGTGTGGAAAATCTTACTCAACTGCACGACACTGAATTAAC